GGTATAATTACTGGATTGAGAATTATAAAGAAGGAATTGTAAAAGATAATACGACTAATAATTATAAAGATCGTTATAAATACATTATAAAAAATGCCATTGGAGATATAAAATTAACAGATGTTAAACAAATCCATTGCCAAAAAATTCTCAACCAAATGTTTGATAGTGGTAAATATTCGTATGGAACTATGGAGTTGACGGCTATTACAATGCATGCAATATTCAAATGTGCAGTAGAAAATAATTATATCAGTAAGAATCCGGCAAATAACCTAAAAATTAAAAAACGTGATATTGACTTAATAGAAAGACGAGTTTTAACAAGAGAAGAACAAAAAATATTTAAAGAATATGCAAAAAACACTCTTTATTATAATGCATATTGCTTAGTTCTTGAAACCGGGTTAAGAGCTGGAGAAGTCGGTGGGCTAAAATGGGATGATATAGATTTTGATAATCACTATTTGTATGTAAACAGAACTCTCTTGCAAGACAAACAAAAGGGCGGTTTCTTTTTTGGAACACCAAAATCAAGATTAAGTAAAAGAAAGATACCTTTAACAGATGAGGCAATCAAAGTCCTTAACGATCAAAAACAAGTGCAAAACAGACTGAAATTTCAAAATGACAAATGGGTTTCAAAATGGAATGGACTTGTATTTACAACTATCAATGGTAATCCTGTTGGAACATCAACTTTTAGAACCATGATGGTGCGAATTGTTGCTAATATAAATAAAGACAGAATGATTAACAGTGTTGATGGGCAGTATGAAGAATTTGAACATTGTTATATGCACTCGCTCAGACATACATTTGCCACACGATGCATTGAAAAAGGAGTACAACCTAAATCATTACAAAAGATGCTTGGGCATTCTACAATTCAAGTAACAATGGATCTTTATGTTCATGTTACGGATGAACAATTGAGTGACGAAATTGAGAAGATGAATAAAGCCATTTAAAATACACTGGTGCAAAATTGGTGCAAAAATAACAAAATAAAATATTGGTGGGTAAGAAAACCCAGTAAAATCAATGCTTTCAGACATGAAAATTGTAAAAGTTACACATTATGCGAAGTAATTTTACCGCTAATTAAAACAGAGCAAAAAACGTGGAAAGTATTGATATTATAGTGTTTTCAATACTTTCCATTTTTGTTTTATTAACTATTTTGTCCTATAGTATACTGTATTGTATGGTATGATTGGTGTCAAATTGGTGCAAGATTTTAGTAATTGGTGCAAAAGACCAAACCTTATTTTAGATATATTTGATTCTTGAAAACTTCAAAAATGAAATGTATCCAAAATCGTAAAAAATAGGGACAGGTAGAAATTCATCTACTTGTCCCTAAATTATTATTACATCATATTACAACATTTGTCCGTTCCATTTTCGTCTATTCTCTGTTTATTACCTTCCTTTCTTTAACCTAAATGAATAACTAACGGCATGTATCTAATATCTGTAAATACTTGGTTTGTACGCCCAGTGAAGCTAATTGATAAATTCCAAATTTCTGGGCTACTTGTAAAGTTACTTCTAATGAGTGATCCTTGTATATCAATATTCTCTCCATTAAGTGTATTTACATCAACAATAACAATGCTATTAGCAGGTAACGATAATGAGACCGTAAGATTAGTAAACGTTCCCGCAGGATACTTTATGTTTTTGACCCTATAGCCGCCATTGTCTATATCCCAATCGGTTTGTACACTTATTACATTGGAACCATTGTTGACTATACAAAACGGGTTTCCAGTAAATATGTTTTCGATGCCGATT